GCTTCACAAACTTATGCAGGTAATGGAACTGATGGTTTATATGTTTGGGGTGCAAAACTTAATAGAAACCTTTTAGATCCATATACTTCTGGAGATAATAAGATATTCTATGCTAACTCTGAATACAACATTAAGAGTTATGCTATGAATCTTTTAGAAGATTATATTGATAAGGCTCTTACTGATTCACTAACAACTCCTGCTCCTAATTCTGGATTTATTAAGTATTTTGATAGTACTGCTGCAAGTTACTATGATAAGAAATCTATAATGAGAGTGCTACGTGCGAATCTTAATATAATACGTGAGCAACAAAAAGTTGATAGTCATTACACAACTATTACCACAAATAATGGTATAACAGTTCCTGCTATGACTTATGGAACTAGAGATCCTATTGCTGGTGTTGGTGGTGGATTACAGGATGCTGATTATCTATATGGTATTTTAAGTGGTAGTTATGCTGAACTTGAAAAACTCTCTGTTAATGAAGGAAAAGTTGTTCAAATCTTTAAGAGATTTAGAATAGATGGTGATATTACTGATGGTCCATTCACTATGAATGAGGCAGTTCAGAAGCAAGGTGATGCTGGAATTACTGGTGTTGTTTATGGATTCCATAGTGATGCAAACTACAAATACTTAGATGTTAGAGTTACTGCTGGTACTTGGCAAATTACAGATACCATTCAGGGTGCAGAAAATACAACACTTGCTCAGATTAGTGCTATCGAAGATAGATTACATATTATCGATCTTAAGGGAGATTTTTCTGATAATATTCCATTCAAGGGATATACAAGTAGTGCTACTGCAACTCCTACAGGATTCTTAAAAACTGAAGCATCTATACTTGATAATTCAGGTGGTAAATTGACAGTTGATACCGCAACACTTAACGGTACATTTGAAACATCTTCTGTTGTTTATCCTTCAGCATCTAGACAATATCTAGAAGTTACTAAGACTGCAGGTCTTGATATTGCTGTTGGTGATAGAATTGCTTCTACTGGACACATACGTTTAGGAATTACTATTCTATTAGGTTTAAATGAATTTGTACAAGGTGGAATAATCTATAGAGTTAGTGGTAATATTAATGATCAAGGATCTAATGATCTAACAACATACGCAACTATTACTGAAGTAGATCTTGCGGGTGGTTTCATCTATTGTGTAATGGGTTCAGGAACCTTTAGTTTAGGTGAGCAGATAGGTTATTATGGTGCTAATACTACTCCATCAGGATATGCATCAATTGCAACTAAGGTTACTAATGCTGGTGCAGGTGCAGCACTTGTACAAGATATACGTACAGTAGGTGTTAATCAAAGATTGTTCCTTTCTAATATTTCAGGATCATTTAATGCAAGAGATGGTATTTCTGGTCCTGATAATTATGCTGCTGCAGGATTAAGTTTAGTTAATCTTAAGGCACGTGTTAAGAGAGCATTTAGAGGATTTGATGGAGTTCAAACTAACTTCAGTCTAACGATTGATAATGGTACTTCATACCTTCCAGATCCTGCTGGACACCTCTTAGTATTTGTTAATGGTATTCTACAACCTCCAGGTGCTTCTAACGCATATACAGCGTTCTCTAACACTATTCAGTTTACTGAGGCACCAGATCTAGGTGCATCATTTACAGGATTCTACGTAGGTAAGTTGAGACAGTTGGATGATATTTCATTCGAGTTCGACTCCTTACGTCAGTCATTTAACCTCAAGCGTAATGATGTATTCTACTCACTAACTTTAACAGAAGGTGTTCAATCCTCTGTTATCAGACCTGAAAATAATATCATCGTTTCTCTGAATGGTGTTATTCAGGAACCAGGTGTTGGTTTTGAATTGGTTGGTTCTAGAATAATCTTCTCTGAGATTCCTCGTGTTGGATCAACATTTGTTGGATTCTCCTACGTTGGTTCTGAGGCAGACGTTGATGCTGCTGAGGTTGTACCTCCAGTTGAACCTGGTGATTTTATTGACATTCAAGGTGAGACTGCAGATAGAGAAGTTGCTGTTATTGAGTCTTCAAACTCTCTAATTACATTTGACTATCTTGGATCAGTCTTTGGTAAGGATGCTAAAGGACAAGCAAATATTACAAGTGGAACTATTGACAAGGTTCAGGTAACCTCTGGTGGATCTGGTTATACAACTAGACCAACAGTAAGAGTTGACTCTATATCTGGATTTGAAGGTCAAATCCGAGCACTAGTTGGTGTTGCTGGTGTAGAGATGAGTAACGCTGGTACTGGATATCAAAATCCATCTGTTGCAGTTGAAACTGTGGTAGATGATAACTGGACTGCTCCTGATTTAAGTCTATATGGCGAAGAAGAAGTTCCACATACATAACACCATAAATAACTAAAAATTGTAGCAAATAATGGCTAAGCAAGCTCTAAATTTAGGTACGTCTGCTAACGACAACACGGGGGATACCCTGCGGGGTGGTGGCGATAATGACAATTTTACTGAATTGTATACTGCCATAGGTAACGGTACAACTTTAACTGTTAACGTTACTAACCCTGCTACTGGACAAGTTTTAAGATATAATGGAACAAATTTTGCTCCATCTGATTATAGTGCGTTAACTTCAGCACTTGATGTTAACAGCAATTCAATTATTTCATCTTCTAATGGAAATATAGTTATTGCACCGAATGGAACGGGTAATGTAACTATTTCTAATGGTAGTATAACTAGCACATTTAATGGTACTGATGGTACTATTGATATGCCAACGAAGGTAAAATATAAGAACGAATTTGCTTCTCTTGCTGCTGCTCCTGCTGCAGCAACATATACTGGATATTTCTTTACAGTTGATGGTGATGATAATCCATATGTTAATATTAACATTACTGCTGGTGGTGCTGGTGATGTAAGAGCAAAAGTTTTAACACAATATTCAGGAATAGATCTTTTAGCAGACGTTGATACAACAACTGCTGCACCTACAAATAATCAAGTTTTGAAGTGGAGTGCCTCTGGTAGTAAATGGGTTCCAGCAGATGATGATTCTGGTATTGCTTCTATTAGTTTATTTGCTACAGTTGCTGGTGATACAGGATCTACAACAGCAGATAGTCAGTCTGATACATTAACTATTGCTGGTGGAACTAATATCACTACAGCAGTTTCTGGAGATACTGTAACAGTTAATTTCTCTGGTAGTTTAGTAACTACATTTGCTGGATTAACTGATACTGATGTATCTGGTATTACTCAAGGTGATTCATTATTCTATAATGGTACTAATTGGATTCCAGTACGTAGTCCAATTACTTGGTGGGAAGTAAATGCTGATGGATCTTCTTCATATACTATTAATGGTCCTGGATTCTCTTCTCCTCAAAGTGACCCAACCATTTATGTACATAGAGGGTTCACTTATGCTTTTGATAATACTATTCAGGGTGGTGCTCATCCGTTTAGAATTCAAAGTACTCAAGGTTTGACTGGTACTCCTTATACGACAGGACAAAGTGGTAGTGGTACTACCGTATTGTATTGGACTGTTCCGATGGATGCTCCAACGACTCTTTATTATCAATGTACCCTCCATGCTGCGATGCAAGGACAAATAAACGTAGTAACTTGATATAGATGGCAAGAACTGTTCCTGGCTCTGGTGCTGTAATTGAACCAATTTTTGATGAAGTATTTGGCGTTCGTGCGGTAGAAGTAACAAATGGTGGTAGTGGGTATGATCCTGCTGATCCACCGAAATTAACCATTACTGGATGTGGAATTCCAGTTGAAGAAGCACTTCTATATCCGATAATCGATACAGATTCGGGTAGGATTGTACATGTTCGTGTTTTGAATAGAGGTAAAGGTTATGATCCTTTACGTTTAACTATTGTTCCAGAACAAGAGACTCCTAATGTTATAACATCATTCGATGTTAAAAGAATTTGGCAAACACATCCAAATAGTCCTACTACAACATCATTTGAAGGTACAACTGATAGACTTACTATAGTATCTGATAATGATCCTAAACCAACTATTATTGATACAGAGAGAGTTCCTGGTGGCGGACCTTTAAACGATAGAACTTTTAATCAGAAATTTATATACAGAGGCGGTAAAGACGTTCCTAATCCTGGTACTAGGGTAGATCAACCAGACAAAGTTATTGGTATCATGGCAAACGGTGGTTTGCTTCATACTCCAGAATGGGGATCAGATGGTAACCCTCATCCAGGTTTTACTATTGATACAGTAAAACATAACTATGTTAAGAGTAATAATACGTATGATGCTGTAGTAGAAAGTGGAACTTATTACTATCAATCAAGTAGACTTATTAATGAATGGAAATCACGTAATGGTGTATATGATTGGGGTAATTTAAAACAATTTACTTGGAATATTAAGGTAGAATATGATAATGTAATGCTTCAAGTTTCTAGTGTTGATCAGACATTAGGTAATGTTGAGGTTGGTAGACTTGTAGATGAAATATCTGGTACTGGTAAAGGAGAAATTGCAAAAATAGTTAAGGATAATGTCAATAATATTACAAGGATTTATTTAAGACAAACTACTGGAAGTTTTGCTGAGGGTGATAAGTTTTTAGGATCAAATGGATTTAGTTTTACTGTAAGTGCTATTCCGACATTACTTACTAATGGTGTTTTCTATATTGATTTTGGTACAGATTCATCAGAATTTGGTCCATTTGTTCCTGGACAATATTACTTTGCTCCAGAAGACATTAAGGTTCAGAGAAATTATTTAATTATTTGGAATCAAACAGATAGTACAAATCAACCATCTGGTACTCATGTTAACGGTCATCCTATGCAGTTTAGTACAACTGCAGATGGTGTATTAAATCAAGGTACTCTTTATTATAATAGTACAGGTGCTAGTGCTGCACCATCAACAGATTATGAAAATGAGTTTCAACCTCTATTCATAATGAATGCGGATGAGAGTAATAGGATCTATTATTATTGTAAGTATCACAGATATATGTCTGGATATGAAGGTGATGAAGGATATATTAGTTTTGATTCAACAATTGATAATACTCCTCCAACAAATGATTATTATGTTACTGGTTATTATCAGAGTGATGCTAATGATCCTGCTACTATAGATTATGGAAGACATGTTAATGGACATTCCAAGATTCTTGGTATGTCTTATGATGGTTATCCGATTTATGGTCCTTGGGGATATAATTCTGCTGGTGCTGTTGCTAGACAAACATCAGGATATAGATTTAAGACTGCTGCTGAATTAGCAGGTGCTCGTCCTCCCGTTGTTACCGCAGCTGATGTAACATATACAGTTACCGTTGCTAATGGTAAGTTCTTATTTAATGGTAGTACTCCTGCATTTTTAGAATTAGAAAGAGGAAAAACATATATTTTTGATCAAGATGATCCAAGTAATACTAGTCAAAATCTTTTAATATCTGCCACAGAAGATGGTTGGTTTAGTCCAAATCCAGATGAAATTGGAATTACATCTTGGTTATATTCTGGTAATGGTGTCAAATACTATATTGGTGGTTCAGAAGTTACATATCAGACATATTTAAGTTCATTTAATGCTTCAAATGATAGACAAACTAGATTTACAGTTCCTGTAGATGCTCCTGCTGCTTTATATCTTTTTGCTTATACTACTTCAGGACTTGGAATTAGATGTGTTATTGATGGATATGTTCTTGGAGATTTAACACAGGATAATATTTTTGATGAATCTCCTACTTGGGATAGTTCAACTGCCTATGCACAACATGCTACAGTAAGAAATACTGCTAAGTTAATTTACGAAGCAACTGCAGCAATTAGTTCTGGTGGTAGTGAACCAGTTCATACAAGCGGTACTACTAGTAATTGGAAATTCGTTGGTATTGCTGGTATGCTTGATGCATATAATGGTAAATTTGGTGTAACTCCTGAGTATCCAAATGGAACCTATGCTTATTACATGACAGAAAATAGTAGTGGCGTTCCTGTATATCCATACGTAATTGGTCCAAGATTTTATGGTGTTCCTTTATTTGAAGGAGATACACCTCCAACACCAATAGCAAATTTCCCAGAAGGTGCTGAAGGTGAGGTTGTTTTAAGTACAGATAATCCTGGACAGGTTGCTTATATAAAAATGACCCAATTTGGGGATAATTATTTTGGTCCTGCAGATGCAAGAATTTTAGGTGGTCAAGGTAGTGGTGCTACAGGAAGTCCTACTGTACAGACAGTAACTGGTTTATCTTTAACATCAGCAGGTAGAGAATATGCTAGTCCTCCAACACTCATCTTTGAAGGTGGTGGTGGACAAGGTGCTCAAGGTGCTGCAACTATTGATACTCTTGGTGGAGTTAGTAGTATTACTATTGTAGATGAGGGTGAATACTATCAAGAACCTCCTTATATTTTAATTACTGGTGGTGGAGGTATTGGTGCTAAAGCTGTTGCAACAGTAGCACAGGGTAAAATAACATCAATTACTGTTACCGAAGAAGGTGTTGGTTATACTTCTGCACCAAATGTTATTTTCACAAAATTAGTTAATCTTAAGCGTAGAACTAGAGCAAGACAATCACTTAATTCTTCTGCCATATATCTTACTGGTTTAGTTAAAGATATTACTGCTAATGCTTCAGATATTTTTGTTGATTCTACAGATGCATATCCTGGTTCTGGACAGATTATTCTGAATACAGAAACTATTACATATACTTCTAAATCAGCAGGTAAGTTTACTGGTTTAACAAGAGGTGTAAACTTTAACTATGATCAGAGAATTATTCTTGACACAGGACAAAATGATGCTCAAGGTAATTCAACTTATCAGTTTAATGTTGGTGACAGAGTTATAAGAAAGGTTGAAAATGCAAGTAATAAAGTTGCTAAAGTATATGATTGGGATCCTTCAACTAGAGAATTATTAGTTACATTTGAAATTGATGAACTAGCATTTATTGATGGTGGTATTCCTTCTACTGAAGATGCTATCGTTCAGTTTGATGCTGGTGTTGCTGCTAGTGCTCCATCAGGTTTCGATCCTCATGTTGTTCTTAATACAGTTGGTAGTAATATTACAACATTAACAGATCCTATAACAACATTACAGGATAAATCATTCCAAGATATTATACCTGCAGGTCCACCTGTTGGAGATGGAATACCTGATTTGGTAAATACTGGTACAGAATACGCAAACCAGATTAATCTAGAAGGTGGTATTTATAGTTCTTTATATGGTATTGAAGAAACTTTAGGTGGACAGAATACTACTTTATTCCAAGTTGGTGATAATATTAAGGATGCTAGTCTTCCATTTAAATATGCAACTGTATCTACTGCAGGTGGATTGAGTGAAGGTGTAGAGCATACTGCTTTAGTTGATCTACATTTAGATGCTAATTTTGGTAATGGTGGAAACTTTAATGTAGATGAAATTTGTACTGGTGATATATCTGGAGTTAGAGGAACATGTGTTTCTTGGAATCCAGTAACTCAAGTGCTTACTGTTAAAGATGTTACACCATTTAATACTGGTAATATTAATGTAGGTATTGGAGGATATCTTTATGAATTCTCACATGATAGTACAGTTGTAGATTTTGTAATCCAAGATGCTGGAACAAACTACACAGCAGCACCTACGGTTGCTATCGAGAATACTGGTGATATACAGGCAGCTGGTATAGTTAATCTAACAACTGCTGGAGACCAAGTTGCTTCAATTACTATTACTAATGGTGGATATGGAATTCCACAAACTATTGATGGTTCTTATAACACTCATCCAACGGTAACATTTACTAATGCAGCAGGTGATACTACTGGTGCTGGTGCTAAAGCTGCTGCAATTATGGGTGGAGAACGGATCGTCGGTAACGGTGGTGCATCATATAGAATTAAACGAATCGAGTATCAAGCAATTGTTCGCTCGAAATAGGCATAAATAAACAGGAGGACAATAGTCACTAGGACATGGCAGCTCTATTAACTGATCAATTTAGAATTTTT